CCAAGCAAATTGAACAGGGAACTGCTTGGTTCCTTAAATGGCAATGGCATGATTGCCTTGTTTACATCATCAACTGTACTGTCGAGATCAACAAACTCACCGGGCGATATTTGCATATCACCGCCATTGACACGGCCACGCAGTTTGAAGCCACCTTGCATGTTGGAAAATGCGGCACTGTCAAGTAGGGCGCGAAGAGATCCAGTTGCGGCTTTACCCAGACCGCCAATCATATGGTAAAGGCCAAATCCGTAAAACCCAAGGCCGGGCAAGAATTTGTAGCTTACAAACCAATCACGGCGTTGTTTGGATTCATCATCTTGATACCAATTGCGCCTTATACTAACAATCTTCTGGTTATCATAATCTATGGTAATGACATATGGTATTGCCACTTCGTTTTCATCATAGTCATCATCATTGTTTTCTTTGGCGTCAACACTGTCAAAAAGATCATAGACGTGCATTTCAAGCAGCGTCATTACATCGTCTTCGCTGTCATTTCCATATTCATCTACGCCTTCGATCTCACCTATTGTATCGCCAGATGGATCTATATCACCGCCAATATATTCAGTTGGTAGATAATAACCGTTCTGGACGTATCTGTTAAAGTCATTTCTTGGCATCCTAATGACATGCGTATAGCGTGGGCTGGTGTATAGATCTTTGCTTTCTGGGGCGACCACAAAGTCTTCAGCCTTTACGAACTGACTACACTGTCGATCCATGTTGGCATCCCACCAAACTTTCTTAAAGGTATGGCCGATCAGTGGGAGGTGAAAAAGCATTTGATCCAGATCTGGGAAATACTCAGGCATTTCCTGCGTAATCTGGTAATTCATAAATTCACGAACTCTGCGTCCTTGTTCCTCTATTTCTTCATCAGGTTCGCCAATGATAACTGTCTTGATTGGACCACCAGATGGATACAACTCTGCTATTGCTTTAGCATTGAATTGGGTTGCTGCTTCAGCAATAAGAGGATGCACAACAACAGATAAACCGCGAGTTGCGCGTTCATCTTCTCCCTCCTCAAGTCCACCGTCTGGATCTAGCGTTTTCAATCCTTGCTTATATCGCTCTTCCCATTCCGATCTGGCAGCACGATCATTTTCGTAAAAATCAACTAAGTCTTGTGCTTTTCTGCTCAGTTCTTTTTCGTCAACAACTTCGGCTAGGTTGATGTCGAACTGAGCATCATCAACTTCTTCTGCCATATCCATTTGTGGATCACCGATTAGAACATCACCATCTGGAAGAGTTTCGACCATAAGATCATCTGGTGGAGCGCCTTCAGCAAATGGGATAATATTAGGGTCAGCCATACATGGTTATCCTTCTTGTCTCAATGTAATCGTCTTCTTCTGGGTCTTCTGAGTGACCAACGAACCATCCTTTACGCAATCTTAACCATGCTTGTGTGCATGTATCAACAACATCATCATTGGGATGCGCTGGAAAAGCTGCACATATATCAATTAAGTCTTTAGCCCATTTTCGGCTGGAAGGAAAGAAAATCCTTCCATCTTCTAAAAGAGCGGAGCTTGCATGAGCGCGAGCTTCTTTATCACGGTCTGGAGAATAAGCCAACACAGGTATGCCAGCCATACGCAAATCTTGCAGTAATGATTGTCCTGACGCTTTTTTTTCTATCAGTACAGCGTCTGGCTCCCAATCGTCATATGCTTCTTGCGCCATTTTGCGTAAGTCAGGATAGCTGACCTTATCGTACCAGCATTCAAGAACAATGGCACACATAGCACCATGATGACGAAAAACGCCCCAAGTTGTTCTGGCACTAAAACTAGAACTTTCTTTAGATTCAAATGCAGTATCGTAAGATTGCAGAACATATTCGACTTCTGGCAAATCTTCGCTTTCCCAAGGAACCCACCAGCTTGCCTTTAGAATACCGCCACCCTTTGGCGCTGGTCTTTGCTGTAACTGTCCTGCTGCTGCATAACTGCCAAGACTACGCTCTAGATTAGTCAATGTGCGTTCACTAATGCGATTTGGCCAAAGCAGTTCGCCCTCTTTTGTGCGTGGATCTGTGAAGCCTAGAGAAGATCTTGTGGGCGCAGGGTGGCCTATTTCATATCTGGCAGGCAAACATAGGTGATCCCACTCCTCCCCTAGCTCATTAGCTAGTATATGTCCTGTGAGATCCTGCTCATGTACACGCTGCATAATAATGACAAATGCGCCAGTTCGAGGATCATTAAGACGTGTTTGCATTGCCTGATCCCACCAATCCAAGACGCCTTCGCGCACTTTCGAGCTGTCACTGTCCACTACATTATGTGGATCATCAATGCAGATAATATCACCGCCATCACCTGTTAGAGCGCCCCCGACACTGGTGGCGATTCTATAGCCAGTTTTATCGTTCTCAAAACGCTGCTTTTGGTTTTGATCATCAGTCAATGAGAATTTATCGCCGAAGTGCGCCTTGTACCACGGGCTGTCGATCAGCCTTCGGCACTTGGTGCTATCCCTAATCGACAGGGAAGAGGCATAAGAGGCGTACAGAAACTTCTTATGCGGTTGATGAGTCCAAGTCCAAGCTGGCAATGCAACGGCCACGCTGATGGATTTCATGTGGCGTGGCGGCACGTTTATGATCAGGCGTTTGATTTGACCATCAGCAACTGCTTGGAGGTGATCACTGATTGCATCGACATGCCAGTTATTTTGAAACTCAACGCCCGGCTCAATCGTCGGCCAAGCTGCCTTCGTAAACTCCCTGAGACTGCGCCGATATTTCTCTGCCCTGACTTGCTCCAAGGTTAGACTGCTCAAAAGCTCGCTCAATCGCGCTGAGTTCATCGATACCAATCCTTGTAAGGTCTAGTGTGACCGTTGTTTCTTTTTCGACTTTGTGTTCTTGCCGATCCACCCAGCCTGCACGGTTCTTTAGATAGAAGATGATGGCCGTATTATCGCGTTCGACGGTGGCATTTTCGAACAGAGCATTGGTCACTTGATCAATGCCACAAGCCTCTCCCCTTTTTATAGCCTCCGAAAACTCCGAATTGTCTGCCTGATAAAGATAGAAAGTTGACGGTGAAATACCAAGGACGCCAGCGCATTGTTCTTTCGTTAAACCCTTTGCCATAAGGCTTTCAGTCTTTTCTAAGACTTCTTCAGTGACCTCGAACTTAGGTCTTCCCATTGGGTTTTTAGATTTTTTCTTTGCCATGTTGATACCTTTCCACTTTTGAATTTAGTTTAAAAACTAAAAAAAAGAAAGACCCACCGAAGTGGGCCTAGTTTTGAGGTCGAGACAGAAATATCTAAACAATTTTTTTAATAGCGTTTTTTGCTGTTTGAGTACAGAGTTTTTTTTCTGACGGCTGAACACCTACACGCCCAAGGTCCAATCGGTCTGCATCCCAGCATGTTTGCACTGTGATATCTGCGTCTGTGTAGCCGTCTGAGTGATAGGTCAGTGCTTCGTCAAGTAGGCGCATTTCTTTGTTAGACAGATCGAACCACTTTCCTCTAATTGAGTTGGCGTATTGAGCTGCACGATAGCCGTGTTGTGGATCTCTGTGTTCGTTTCTGCGTTGTGTGTCATGTAGGAGTGAGAAGAGGTCCACGACTTTTGTGTTGGCATTTTCTGATTTTGCTATGTGCCTACCGTTTTGGAATACTCTGGCCCAGTGTTTGAAGCCATGATATCCCTGATGGTTCATTTGGTATTGATCATAGCAATGTTTGGCAAATTGTTTGTTTACCATGCGAGCATAAAGATAATTAGTGATATGATTAGAACGGCGAAGACTATGCCTGTTACGATTTCTTTTACCCATCCTTCTGGTTTTGTTTCGTACACATCGACATGGCCTCGCAGAGTTATTGCAATGTATTCTCCTTCATTAGCTGAGACTTCACCCATTTGCGTGTGAACCCATAGTTTGTCTGATCCTCCACGTTTGCTGGTATTTTCTTTTACCCAGTCTGGGAATGTTGATTTGAAGCCAGTGAACTTCCAAGATTTAACTATCATTTTTTACCTCTCCTATATGGTCCGTGAACTGAGCAATATTTTTTTTGTTGTGAAGTTAAAGGCTGATTGCATAGACTTCCTATGAATGCCCTTCCTTTGTGAATTACATATTGTTGACATGTTTCAAATTTTTCTTCTGGTCCTCTTTTTATTCCTTGATCAGATCTTTTTTTTTTACTTTTTTAATTTTTACGTTAAGCCACGCGCTTATTTTTTTTTCCGAAACATTTTTATTTCGTAAAGTTTCAGCTAATTCTTTGACGCACATTTTCCCAGCATTTGGTGTGTCCATTAAATTCTGTTGGCTTACATTTTCCAAAAACTCATCAAAAGTCATATGTTCAGCGGAGATATTTTTGATAACATTTTGAAGCCGTGCTGAAACAAACAGATCGCACATTGTTTTAGCGTTTTTATCGCGTTCATATTTTTCTAAGTGCCTAAATCCCCAAGCAACACGTTGCCTAGCTCTCTCCACTCCAACGCCCATCTCTTCACCTATTTCGCGTAGAAGCTTACCTGCAATTCTTTGTTCCATTGCATACTTATTTAGACAAATTTTTGTCATTTTTTACCTCCGAACATTTTATTTTTTAGCGACTTACCTTTGGCGGTTAGTGTTATTATTCTTTGCCGTCTATCATTCATATCCATTTCGATGTCGATTAGTTTTGCTGCTGTGACTTGGCCTCTGCTATTTGTAGCGAGGGAGTGCAGCAATCTATTGAGGGTTGATTTTTTCATACCCATTTCGATTGAGAGTTCTGAGCTATTGATAGAATGGCTTTTGCAGATTGTTGAGAACACAAGCATATGGTTAATTGAAGTTTGTGATGTATCAAGAAACTTCATAAACTCTTTGATTTGATTTTGAAGTGCTGATATTTGTTTCATTTTATTCCTCATTAAATATATCGTTTGCAAGATCTATTGGTACTTCGACTGTGCTCACCCTTAAGTCACATGTCAAACATTTCCGTCTGCGTTTAATTGTTTGAAAGCCATATTGCATATTTTGTCTTGAGTCTATGGCCATCATTTTTTTATTGCATTTTGGGCAATGTGAGACTGTATCGTAGTTTGGTTCGATCATTGTCTTGTCCAATTTTTTGGTCTTGCCTTTGGTCTTATTGCTTCTCTTGAGACTTCATCTGTTGTGATGCATCTCATCATTATGTTTCTACCATAGAGTGTCATTAAGTAATCATAGACTGGATCTGCCATATCGCTTTGCATGACATGCTGGCATTCTCTGTGGTTTTCAAACCAGATGTGTGCTTCAAATGGTTTATCATTGATGAAGTATGTGATGACCAAGGCTGTAAAATATTCGATCACGTTGATGTCTCTTTGATTTCAGTAAAAGAAAGTATTGAACACTCTTCACTTTCAAGTTGATAGTCTTTGTTATCGTGACAGTTATCAGTGAATAGCAGATCTGGATCTTGATCATCGATGTAATTTTCTACATGATTTTGGTAATATTCATCTTTTGTGCAAGAGACTTCTACATCACCATAAGTTTCAGGATCTAATGTTGGATCGACTTCCACTTCCTGATATGATCCGTAGGTATCATCCACAAACTTAATGAGGTCATCCAGATTGATTGTGCATTGGACTGTGTAAATTTTCACATCAGTCTTTTCGATTTTTAAAGTTATATCCATCATGCTTCCTCCATATATTTTTCATTGATGGTCATGTAGACGTTTTCCACTCTGACATTCCAAACTTGTGGCCAGTCTGTTAAGCAGACTACTTTGGCTTTTTTCCCACAATAAAAATTATTGGGATCGCGGATGATAATTTTATCATTGGAGTTGAACATTGACGCTGCCTCTTTTTGGAAGACAGCGTAAAGATCTTTGGCGGCATCTTGCCAAGTTTTTTTGATGATTTGGGTAACACCTTTTTGGTGTGTCCAATTTAGATTTTCGGTCTTATAGATTTGACCTATGACGATATACTTATCTTCGCCTTGTGGCTTGATAAGGATGATGGCCTCTGAATATTCTCCAGATCCGTGGACACGACACAGCATGTCGAGGCCATTCTTTTTGTATTTCATTCTGCGTATAGACATTTGGTAGCCCTTTCTAAGTGGTGGTAGTGGGGAGCCGTAGCTCCCCAAGGTATTTATTTCCCGTAAGGGTGGCTGTGATCGATTGCGTAAGACTGAGTGCCAACATCATTGTCCACGAGGAAATTTGATTGGAACCCTTCTGGCCCAGCTTCCTCATCATCAAACAACTGCTTTTTAACAGCGTTAATGATTGCAAGATTTTTCTGGCTCCACTTCAATTCTTCTTGAGCATCGCTCTCTTCGTGTAGAAAATGATTAGGAACAAACTTTGGCTCATCAAGCTCTACGGTCATTTTTACTTCTACTATCATTTTATCATCCTTTCTAAATGATTGCTTTCGCAGCCAGCGAAAGATTTGTGTGGTGTTTTAACTTCGTAGCGTGTCATTTGTTTCCTCTCTCTCTTACACTACTAATATATGTCACTTGGCACAGATTACAAGTGTCACAGATAAAATTAATTACATTTAATGCATATTAATTGCAGTGGGCCAGACTGCACTAATTCACCCATCCCAAACCCCTTATTCTTATAGTAAATATATATATATATATTATTTATTGTATTATTACTTACTACCCTTCCTACCCCCTCTCTGGGATAGACATGGGGGGGTCTGTAGGTATTAGTATTAGACTGCACTATTGCAATAAATACATTAAATACTAAGCCGTTGTTTTTCAAAACAAAAACACCCCTATTTACGAATGCAATAAATACTGCATTAATTAATTTGTCTCCCAAGGTGGAGTTGATAGGGTTACTTTTGTTTTATCTTTGGCAACTCCCCTTTTGTCTCCAACTTTTTCTCTATCAACTCTACTCCACAAACGTGTTTGTTTGTTTACAAGGCATTTTTCTGGAAGGCTTAAACTAATTTTGTCTAAAATTAATGAATATTCTGTTAAGTTTTTTGTCATCAATCTGGCCTCCCTGCCAAAATATATTGTGTTTTGCTATGTGGACCAGATCCCCAAACTGTCCAGATGAAATCCATAGTAGCACTTTTACCTCGCTCTGGAGACATAGCTGGCCTCCACGTCATGGCCATGACAACCATTGGCTTAGTCTGTCTGAACAGCCTATGTCGTTTTGCAGCATGCCAGAATGTGGACTTGGTGAGCATTGCGAAGGGGACTTCCTTTGTGGCTGCGTGTTCGATGAAGTCTGCGGCTAGATTAAATGGTGGGTTTGTTATGATAGATCCACAATTGCATTCTGCGGTCAGGAAGTTCATGCCACCCTCGCCATAGCCCCTGTCGTGCAGATCCGTTGAGATCACTTCAAAGTTTCGTTCTTCCATCACTTTTGAAATTGCCCCATTGCCACAGGCAGGCTCCCAAATGCGCCCCCCTCTGAAAAGCCACTCGAACCTATCGATTAGCGCGATGGTGCAGTCTCTTGGAGTAGAGTAGAAGTCTGCATCGTTGCGATTATTTTTGGGCGACTTTCCCCCGATCATTATTGATGATTTCATTTTACTATCCTTTCAATGT